AGAAGGAGACGTTATTAGGATTAATGGACTAGCAGAAAGTCCCGAATTGGTATTAGTCACAAAACGAGGTAAAAGGTTACCAGTATTTGACTATACTGAACTCGAAATAATCGAACCATTTGACCTATACATTTTTAATAATGGAACTTACTAAAAAACAACTTGAGTATTTGAGAACTTGCTTAAACTTTCATTATTCAGAAAGTGACCATAAAGAGCATTATCTTGAGATTAATTCTAGTATATGCAGATTAATCGAATTTGAGATTAAGCAATTTGATGACTTGCAAAATAAGATAGATATAAACAGAGCAAAAAAACCAACACCAGAGTGGGATTAAAAAATTGCATCACGTTTTATACGAGTGGTCGGAGTTAGTGGAAATTGACCAGAGATTAACCAAACTTGAAAAAGGTATTGAGTTAATAAAAGAAATTAACACTATTCTTTATAATAGCGATAATCAAGCATTATTGCAACATAGTCATATTATTCAAAAGGAATTAGAGCAACAATTCCAGGATATTCAATCAATTTTTGAAAACAGACTTAAAAAGACTAATCTAACATGAATTTTAAACTTTTTCAACTCTATCGAATTAAAAACGATATAGGTTATATAAGTTTTATATGTCAATCCTATATAACTTTAACTGTTAGAGAATGGGAGGATAAAGAGAGCATGAACGGAAAAAGGCAAGTTAAAATTTTGGTTTTTCCTCACGAGTATAAAAGCATGGAATCATTAAAAGTTGAAGAGTATGCGGAACAGTTCCCGCACACATTTGTAACACAGTAATGAAGGAGGATAAAATCATCAAACCTAAGGAGTTGCAATATATTTGGGCAATCCTTAAAGAATTAACTGTAACCTTATGGGAGGAAGTAAGAAGACGAGGATATTGGAAAAAAGAAGAAAAATAGAAATCTTTTTAAATATGTAAATAAATCTAGTTAAGTGTTCAATCTGTTACACTCTTAGCACGCATCTTATAAGTTGTCAAGCATTGCGAGTAAATCGACATATTGTAAAGTCGCAGTTGACAAGAATAAATAAAAATGGTATCATAACACTGATAAGGGTTAAGAGAAACTATGATTTACTCACTCTATAATGAAAAGCATGAACTGTTAGGACAGTTTAAAAGCATATATGAATTACAAACTTTTATACATGATTTTAGAGTAGATCGAGACGAGTGGAGAATAAGAAAAAATAAAGACGTATCGGTATTTGATTATATCAAATCTATCGGATATAGTTGGGACGTTGTGCCAGTACAACAAGTGTCACAAGAGAAGTTGTAATGGGTTGCCTAGTTGCTATAATTAATATAACAACATAAGGGAGACCACATGAGAAAAATTGAAAGAGACATGAACAGAGCAATCAGAACAGGCAGAAATTTCTCATCATCTAATACAACAGTCAAGCACGGTTGGGATAATGAAGCAGATGTTTATTTACATGGCAATCATATCGCAACTGTTAAAGATCATTCAATCATCATAAAAGATGGAGGTTGGCAATCTAATACAACTAAGTCAAGGTTAAACGCATTACTTGATGAATTTTCTTACGGTATGCGAGTTTTTCAAAAGAATTACGAGTGGTTCGTATCTTATAAGAATGTTAAAGAGGATTTTGTTAGCGGTATGGAGTTAGCAATCGACTAACAACTTGCTGGCAGTTTACAGGTTGCCTCGGCATTCACTTGCATCGGCACAAACCTAACGTAAGACCAGTTGACAACTCACACGGAATAACATATAATGGGGTATAACAACCCCATTTTTTTATGTAAAATCAATCTCGCTAGTCTTATCGCAATCTTATAACGGGAATCGCAGTATTTTTACCCCCCGTTAATTAAAAAGCAGCCACTACCCTAACCTACAAAGGTTCCCCAAAGCGATAGATATATTATTCGCATTTAAAAAAAATTTCCGAGAAAAAAAATGCCTCCAGAGAAAAAACTCAGCAGACAAGATTTAAGAGTATGGTGTATCGAACAGTTGATACGCTATGAAGGTCTCTTAGATAATCGTATGTACGAATGTGCAGACCATGCAGCGTCCGTCCTTAATGTAGACAGTAAGGAAACGCTATATACGTTATGGACAGATTGGAAGCGTAGAAACCCGACACCATCTTACCACCAAATAAATCGTATGTAATACTTATGTCACACAGATTCACAACTAAACTCGATGAAGATGATTATGGAGATCTTATATTGACAATACCTTATGAAATCTGTGAAGAGTTAGGTTGGAACATTCAAACAGAGTTACAGTTTGAGTTAGGTGATGAAGGTAGCAGTATTATACTGAAAAAAGCGATTGACTAAAATATTAAATATAACTTTCGGAGAAACCATACAGTGTATGTATAAAATTTGAAATTTACAACATCATGGATGAAAAACAATTAGCAGAAGCATTAAATACTATTAATGATTGTTTAGTTAAAGTAGGTGAAAGACTAAACGCTATAGAAAAGTATGTAAGTGAACTACCTACACCTGATAAAACATATTATAAACCAACTGGAAAGGAAGAATATATGAATATAAAGGATAACTTCGATGAGATATACTCTCGTTTAAACAAGATCGAACATGGGATGTAAAACAACACTATCAAATAATGGATGTGTAGGAGGGTTCAGTAATGGTACTCTCAGTGATGAGTCATGCAATAAGTATGATCCTCAAGCAGGTGGTGTAACTGTATCATATGTTGAATACCCTCAATCTCCTATCAGACAAGGCAATTACAATGTGCCTACTAGAGAGGCAGATTTTATCATGTATGAAAGTTTTACCACTGCTGGTTTTGTAACTTCATCAGGTAACTGCGGTAAGATACAAAGACCTAATCCTTGTAATACTAACCAACCAAACTCTAAATTGATATTTGACTATACTCCTTCTCAATTATCATTTGATTTTGCCTATTCTGATCGATTCTTTGCATACCTATACGATACTTCAAATAAAGGTGGAACAGTAGGAATACCTTCTTTCTTTATTGAAGATAGTAATGCTACAACTACAGGTGGAAGTAATGATGGTAATGTAGCAACTTCTTCAAATTGTTTCCCTTGTAGTAATTTTACTTGTACACCCGCAACCACATCTCTTTCATATACATGTGATACTGATTATACGGGCGATCCAGACTGCCCTCATCCGTCGCTGTTCGGGTTTGGAACCACAAGTAATAAGATCGCGTTCAAGTATGACGCTTTATCTTCTCAAGCACCTGACGGAGTAACTGATTTTAGTTTCTCTTACGATGGGGTAACTTACGCTGACGCTTGGGTACAAAGCACTCAAGAGGGAATTGCGTATACTTCGACACAAAATCCGTGGCAAAGTGGGGACGAGTCGCTCGATGACTTTACTATCTACGAAATCAATGGGTCGGGAGCGACCACAGGACTCCGATTAAAGGTGAGAATACGTCCTATTGTAGACGAGTCGGGGTCGTCAGTCGCTTTTACGGGCACTGAATGGTTAGTTACAGAGATATTAGCAGCAGGTACATCATATAGTGTTAACGATGTATTCAGTCTAAGCTACACACATACACATCCTGACACTACAACAAGCACATTAACAGTCAATTTAAAGATAACGGCTGTTGGTCCTGTTGATCAAACCTCCAGTGTATCGGGTTTTGATGTATTAAGAACAGGAGATGTTGTAAATGGACATACCCTTACCCGCGTTTTCCACATGGATGAGGGTAATTTCCCTTATCATGTAGCATACGTTGACGGAAGTGGTAGTAATTTTGCTAAAGATACCCAATATACGTCTAATAGAGCACATCAAATTACCACAGTAGCAGGTAAAGGTATAGCGGATCGTGCTATTTTAGTTGGAAAGTATGAATTTTCCGATAAATCCATGCAATTTATCACCGCAAGTGTAGATTTATCCGCACCAGACATCTATAATACCATAAAACAACCCGATGTTACGCTTGAAATCACAAATGGTCGCGTAACAGGTGCTACAATAGTGAACGGAGGTGCTGGTTGGAACCAATTACAAGAGTCACCAGACATAATTGTAACTCCTCCACTCATTGAATCAGGAATTCAAGCGGAAGTTAAGGGAACTTTTAGTGCAGGTGTACTAACTGCGTTAGAAATTACACGCGGAGGTAGCGGATATGACGAAAATAACGTTCCAAAAGTATGGATTCGCAATAATTACAAGAAAAAAGTAGAAACTTTTACAAATTCTGCGTTTGATTCTACTTTTGATGATGAAAATGAACGATTAATGAACTCAATACCTAGTGCGGAGTTACCAAAAGTCGATGTTTCGTATATGTCAGCGTTAGATCCTCAAGGTTACAACAGATTACTTGAATTAGGGTTCACTCCAGAGCAAATTGAACAAGAAATTAACAAAAATAATGCAAGAATACCCGATTTAGACGATTCTAACTTGCCTAAGATCACTTCGGAGCATATAAAAGCACTTTCAGAGTCATATAATCAAATGTTAAAGACAGTTAACAACGAAAGTCGTGAACCAACAGTTGAAATCAAGTTAGATAACGATAGAAGACGCACTACAGTACTCCCACAAAGGAAATATTCCAAAGGAGTGACTGATGAACTGCGTGATATTGTCTCTCCGAAGTATGATTTGAACTTTTTAAACGATGATACCAATATTAGTAACGAATATAAGGAAGTTTTAAGAGAAGAACTTGAAAGAACTACTTTAGAACGTTCACAATCGATTGATGACATCACTCAAACAAGTGTTCCAGAGTTATCAAACCATAAAGAGAGTCTTGTAGAGACTGTTCAAGGTTCTTTTACTGAATTACCCGCAGCTTCAACAGGCACTAAATACTTTATGACGCAATACCGTGCAGATCAAGCAAAAGAGACTTCTCTTTCTGTTACATTGTCTATGTCTCCCGTAAATACGGGAAGTTCACATTTTACATGTAATGCACCCTCAGGATCAACTGGTGGATCATCTAGTGATGGTCAAGGAGGAACTGTAAATACATCATATACAATGTCAGGTCTTTTAGGACCAGGTTGTCAACCATGGAGTGCAAGTGGAAGTATCAGGATGTTCCATGATTTATCTTCTGCAGCAATTCAAGCAGCAAACGCGGGAGCAGCGTACGGAAACCCATTCAATATAACTTAAAATGCCAGGAGCAGCACTATACATGGGGACAGACAGTGGACACGGAGTAGGAACTGGTTCATCACACCATCCTGGTCTAGGTGGAGGAGTATTACCTAACTGTCCACATCCATCTCTTAGTCCTACTATAGTTCCAAGACCCGTGCAAGCGATGAATGCAACTACAATTTGGCCACCGCATCCGCAACTACCTGCGGGACCTTATTTGCGGACTGTTATTATCAATGGTCAGTTACCAATCATTGATCAAGACATTCTAATACCGCATCCTACACCGACCATGCACTCAACAACGTCTGTTGGGTTTAAATGTCTTACCACAAGGGCAACACCTGCCTGGTGGTGTACAATAGGAGTTGCAGGTGGTAGAGAACCTGCAGTTGGTCATTCGAGGAAACTTTTTGCTACAAGTATGACTGTTTGGATTAATGGTCGTCGTGCTGGAAGGTTCGGAGACCCACTTGGAGATCAGACACCCGCATTTCCATGTACTTCCGTCGTAACAGGGTGTTCACCTAATGTTTTTATTGGAGTTTAATTATGGCAACTAGATTCAACAACGGAATACCTACAGTTGAAACCAAACCGAAGAAAACACGTCAAGGACGTGGACAGCACACAAAATACAGTGCAACTTCATCAAATAAAAGAAAAAAGAGATATCGGGGTCAAGGTCGATAAATAATACAGGACTTTCCCTGTAAAAATGGCATTAAAGAAGATAAAAGGTAGTAATTTTACTGAATCTAGGTCTTTTAAGGACTTATCAGTTGGTTTTACACGAAATGCGAATACAAAAGACGTTGCAATCGTGAAAAACGATAATGCCATCAAACAAGCAGTTAAAAATCTTATTTTGACTGTTCCTGGTGAAAAACCATTCCAACCAGAGATCGGATCTCGAATATCCGAACTTTTATTTGAACCACTTGATCCATTTACTTCTGATTCCATCAAGCAAGAGGTAATAAATACAATTAGTCAGTATGAGCCTAGAGTTAGAATTGTCAATGTTTTTGTAAAAGCAAATTTTGATAAAAACTCTTTTGATGTTGAACTACGTTATCAGATCGTTGGATTACCTCCAGTGGAGTCTATTGAGTTCGTATTACAGAGACCCGAATAATGCAACCGAATAACTTAACAGCATTAGACTTTAATGATATTAAAGCATCTATAAAATCATACCTCAGAACGAGGTCAGAATTTAGTGACTATGACTTTGAAGGTTCTTCACTATCATATTTGATTGATACACTAGCATATAATAGTTACTATACAGCATTTAATGCTAACATGGCAATGAATGAAGCATTTTTGCCTTCTGCCACTGTTAGAGACAACGTAGTTAATATTGCAAAACTTTTAAACTATGTTCCGAG